CCACCGTCAGCATAATTTATTGGGTTGATGGATGAACCAGACAGAAACAATCCGCTTTTATTATCTTTTGAACGCCACGCGTTTGTCTTTAAGAAGAAGTCTGTTCTTATTTCTTTGGCAGCATTCACAGTGCCGGTGAAGGTGGCGTTACCATTAACCTGCAACCTATCCCCAGCCGCCCGTGTCTCCATCCACTCGGCAAGTGCTTCCTTTGTAGGCTCCTGACTAAACTCACCATCAGTGACCTCTGACCAAGTGCTGGCTTTAGCTCTTGTCTTCCACTCAGCCAGTTGCTCCTTGGCTGTGCGTGTGACAGGTTTCATGCCGATGCCGACTTGGCTGGCCTCCACAGTGCCGCTGAAGGTCGTGTTCCCATTGTTGTCTAGGACCAAATCTCCTGCATCATTAAACAATTTAAACTGGTTAGGGCCGGTGTCGAAACTTACAACAGGACCAGTGACGCAACTAAGCATGTCTGTCCCACTGTGCTGAATGGCAAACGCCTGTCGGTATACAGACGTAGCATTAGTTGTGGCGTTAAGCTTCAGCATCCTAGTTGCTGACTGAGTGTTATCTACTTTAACGGTGCCAGTGGCACTAATGCTCCCATTAACCTGCAACTTATCCCCAGCCGCCCGTGTCTCCATCCACTCAGCTACGGCTTCCTCTGTGGGCATTACCTCAAAGGCATCGTCTGTGATTTCAAGGGTGACGGCTTTCTTATCGGCCTTGGGGTCAGCCTTCAGACTTGCATCAAAGCGTGACTTCCACTCGGCTAGTTGCTCCTTGGCTGTGGAGCGCAGAGGTTCCATGCCGATGCCGACGCTGCCTGTGTCGTCGATGGTGAGGCGAGTACTGTTGCCCGTAGCGAAACGCAAGTCCGTACCATACGTGCCAACCCACTGACTATCGAATGCGGTGGAGTTACCGTTGCTTATCGAGATTGTTCCCTTTACTTCACTAGTAGAAATAAATCGAGCCGCTGTCTGCTGGTCTGACTGAACTGCAAGTTTTCTATCGGGGTCTTCAACGCCGATCCCGACGTTGCCTGTGGAGTCGATGGTGAGGCGAGTGTTTGTGCCGTTTGTATTGAATCTAATATCTTGTCCAGCACCTGTCTCAATCTCAAGGTCGTTGGTGCTTTGTATTCTGTTATTCGCACCAGAGTCATCGACTGAGTAAACGATTCTGCCCACCCCATCATTGGAGTATTGGTAGATGACGTTTGAAGTACCGCCACCAGCACTGTTATCCCTGTTGTACTGCGCGGCTACGATTGAGCCACTGTCGTTATTTACTGTTAGGCATCTATTCGGGGCATCCGTGCCGATGCCGACGTTGCCATCGTTGTAGTAGATGTGATCGCCGTTCTGCTCCCAGAGAGAGGAGCCGCCACCAGTGCTTGTAATCTCTGACCACCCAGCGTCCTGACGGGTATACTGCTTCCCGTCAACTGGTGCTTCCTCTACGCCGCCACCAGACCCGCTCCCGCCATTTATTTGAACAACAGAGTTGTCTGCCAGCTTGGTATAGAGATCACCGTTAGAGATATCAACAGCAAGCTCGGCAGTCTCCAACTTGTCGGATGCTGGTGCGCCTGTTCCGCTTTTGCTAATGATTCTTGTCATTTCAATAATCCTGTTTTGACAAAAGCATGGGGCGGCTTTGCCGCCCAGTACCGTTAGCCTTAATAAGTGCCGCCCGTAATACGAGACAAGCTCGCCTTGCCATCTAACTCAGCTTGAAGACCAGTGACATCATCAATAACGTGCGTGTGATCTGCATCAGGCTTGGCGTCTAATGCATCCTGCAGGCCATTTACATCATCAATTACATGATTGTGACTGACAGGCGCATACAGCGCATCAAAGTCAGGCTTTCCCTGGACGTTATCCCAAGCAACCGAACCAGCAGATCCGCTTGAGTAAGTGATCGCAACCCACTTGCTGCCATCAGATACCAGCCAATCCCCTTCTTGCATCTCTTCTGGGGTGCTACCAGCCTGCGCACAGATGAGGAACGTGTTCTCTAAGCCGCTTGCAGCCGGAATGTCCTGTCCAGCAACAACACCCTCTTTGGCACCTTTGATGATCTTTCCAGTGCTTGCACTGAATGAACCACCAAATGCTAACGTAGTAGCAATAGCGCCGATTTCACTCTCAATCTCACTAATGTTGACATTGATGTTATTGATAGTTTCCTCAAGGCCATCAATCTCACTTTGTTCGTGAGTGTGCTTAGATGGCGGGAAGGTGTCAGGCTTGTTTAGGATCGCGTCCCACTCAACCTTAGAGAGAGCTTCACCATCGCCCAGCTTGACAATCTGATTATTGCCATCTCTTGTGTAGATAACATGATTTTGAATATCAATGGCGATTTCGCCAGTTTCAATTGCGGCATCCTCGGGTGGTACGCCAGTGCCATATTTTGAAATGATAGTTGTCATTAGTAACTTCCTCCGGTAATGATATTTTGAGTGCCTAAATTGTTGATTGACACTGGCTTGTCTTTAACGTCCGCCCATGCAACTTCACTGATCCCCGAGCTGGGCGGATTATTCCAGCGATCAATGTCTTCCTCCTTAATGGTTGCTGCAGGAGAGCTGGTGAAAACAGGATCAAGCTCTTCAGTCAGATAGCCCTCTTGGGAATGATCTCCCCAATCATGCGCCTCGTTTAGCTTTTGCCTTTCTTCTTCAGTAATGCCGTTACTGTTGATAATGCTGTTACCTTCAGCGTCGAGGAAATCTTTGGCCTGAACGGTGTCTCTAAACCAAGCCTTACCTCCGGCGGTGACTTGGGACGTTACACCTAAGCGATTGAACTCCGTTGCGCCCTGATAAACAGCATCGTCGGGATCGATCTTCTGGGAAAGAACTTGGCCGGACGAGATAGCAACAAGATCTCTGCTGCCGGTATCTAAGGGCGTGAAAATATAATTGGCGCGTAAATGACCGTTAACCTTAACCCTTCCATCCCTGGAAATAGATCCATCGTTCTCTTCAGTCCATAGCTCTGGTCTTGAGGCCGCCTCATCCCAATTCGCAATGTCTTGTTCCGTAATGACGGCGGCAGGCGAGTGGGTAAAGATGGGATCAAGCTCTTCGGTTAAATAACCTTCCTCGGCGTGATTTCCCCAATCGTGCGCCTCGTTTAGCTTTTGCCTTTCCTCATCTGTGATCCCATCAGCTGCCGTATCATTCCAATTCGCAATGTCTTGAACCGTAATAGTGGCGGCAGGCGAACTGGTGAATATAGGATCAAGCTCCTGCGTGAGGTACCCCACTAATGAGTGGTCACCCCAGCCATAAGCCTCATCCCAATTCTCAATCTGATCGTTTGAGATTCGATCATCCATGTTTTGATTGGTAATCAGGTAAGGCAGATCTTTGTAGGAGTTAGCGCCGTTGCCAACCTTCATGCCTACATTGTTATTGCGTGTACCATCAGAGTTTTGGAAAAACTCAACACAGATCTCGCCCTCAGCAGGGATGCAGATCGCGCCATATCGACGCCACTCAGTTGTTGTGCCACGGCGTACCTGTATAGTCTTGTGGTCGTAATTAACTACTGGCTGCATTCGATGCCTCCAATTCCTCAATGCGGTTTTGCAACCTGGTAATCGTGTCAGCAAGCTGTGATAGAACCACTTGCAGCTTTAAAAACTCGCGCTCTGCAATCAGGCGCGTATCCTCTCCAACTAACTCGGGAGCGTATGTAATATCAGCCTTCATCGACGCCCACTCACCTCAATGTCCATATAGCCATTTGCCCAGCGGAACTGGCCCATTTCCTTAAACTCAAAACGCATACTTAAATAGCGCCCTGTGGTGCGCATATCGGCCTGATAAGAACCATCGCCGTTCTCATCTAGCCAAGTGGGCTTCTCCCACTGTGGTTCAGCCAGCGCGCTCTCAGCCCATCCTGTGCGAATGCCGACCTTTCCCTCGCCAGCCAATTGCATGTGATACTGCTTTAGATGCTTGATCACCCAGCCGTTAATGCCAGCGTCATCAAGGTCAATTGCCTTGCGCTCTACCCAGCACTCACGGTTGTCAGCAAAAAACGCCTCTTTCTGATGAAGGCCAAACGAGGTAAGCGCCAATACCTTTGGTTTTAAGGTGTAAGTGAGCTGATCATTCCAACGGAAACTTGTTTTTTCTTGATAGTCAGGGCTAACGCTTCCAAACTGATACTCCAGTGGAGGCCCAGCAAACAAAACCCTGTAATCAAAATTAAGTCCGTTTTCTTGATAGAAGCGGGCGGGCGGATACGTGACCTTCAGCTTCATGTTGGGGTTGTTTCCCCACTCTGATTTCCAGAAGAAATCAAATGTCGGCTTTGTCACGTTTTTATCGGCCCTTATCTCATCAAGGCGCTCGTTGTTGATGAAAAGCTCGAAAATCCACATATGGCCCACAAAACCCTGACTAACGGGCCAATTACCATAAGTCTTTAAATTCCACTCAAGCCTGACTCTCTGCTCATCCGCAAAGCTGGCATTGGGCTGAGAAAATTCAAACGTCCACCAATGATCTGGGTCTGTTTTTATTATGTCTTTTGGCTCAACATTGATTTTCCAAACTGTAGAGTCTGGATTGCCCGACGGAGTATCAATTGTGGTGTTTCCAACCTTAACGTCAGTTACCGGAAGCCCATCAAGCTCGACAAAAGAACCTGGATAAACCCAATAATTCTCTGGCTCTTTAAAGTTCGCCCACGGCTGAGTCATGTCACCCCATTGCGCACCCGTCTGAGGCAAATAGCCTCTTGATGAATAAGTAATTGGCTCGCCCTTGGCCTCGCCATCACCCCAGCCAAACGTGCCAGTTGCATAGCTATAAATGCACGACTTGCGGCCATAATTAGTGTCAAAGTAAATCCAGATTTCTCGGTTTTCTGGATCGTGACAGAGCGTTGCCGACCGGAGATTTACAGCTCTCTTGAAAAACTCCACATCGAACATGTCCTCGCCAACCCTAGTGGCTTTAGAACCGTCATGGATATAAAGCTGATCACCATCGATAACAAAATGGTTGTTGCCAAACTCAACCACACACTGAGGGCCAGCAGCGCCACGCATAAATAAGCGGCGTGTCTGAACAACATACTGGCCACCAGTAAAGATAAGCGCGTGTGCCGCTGTTGCGGTGTAGATAATGATTGACTCATTCAACTGCTCTGCTGCGATATATCGGCCATCTGCTGCGCCCACCACCTGTTGCACAGACAGCGTTGCGGGGCTGATGTAATCCCATGAAGGCGGGCCACCCGCGGTCAGCCCGGTCAAGCCGGAATCAGCACCGCCGCCCGCCTCGCCCTCGGGAACCTTGTAGGTCGGGTCGGATGTTGAGTTACTGACCCACACCACATTGTTTTTGTCTTTGTAATCAGTCTTTTCGTACTCTTTGGGGCGGTCATCCTCAAACTTTTCCCACTTTTCGTCTTCAGACCAAATAAATAGCGCCAAACCCTCTGGGTCAGGATTGTCATAATCAAAATCATTAGTGACCACCTGATACCACTGATCACCCTCTTTTAAATCAGAGTCATCCGAATACTTGGTGGGAGGCTTGTAGGAATAAAGCGGGTCTCTCTCAGGATCTGGCTTGCCATCATCTATATCCTTCTCTATAGGCTCTTTGTGCCTTAATCCGACAGCCACAAGCTGAGATTTATAAGCAATCAGGCGCTCACATCGCGCCTCTGTGTCAAAGCTGGGGTCTTGGCCGGAAGTTAAATCCCATTCAGTTGAAATCATTCCCCACTTGGGAAGCGGAATGAAATATTGGCTCGGAAGGGTAGGGTCTTCTATCTTTCCCCAATCAAACATAAAGGGAGCATAATCAGGGCAATTAAAGATTACCGTGTCGCCCCAATGAGTGTACTGCCACAGCGCGTCATCGCTAATCTCAGCAGGCGTAAACTCCCACTGATCACCGTCATACATGTGCAAGCCGCCCTTGCTTGCAGCAAAGATGTACACTTTCCCTTCACGCAATTTGGTCGTGAAAATCTGGAATTTAATGTTTTTTTGAATGCGTAGCGTTGACTCCGCAATCTTCTCTAAACCAAGCGGGGTAAACCGCACATTCAAGCTATCAGTCCAGGCATTAACCGGCAGGGCTTGACCATTCTGGTCTCCCACCACACCGATCTGCCCAAGATTGATATGCGGAATGATCATGCGTTCTCAAGTGCCTCAATACGAGCCGTCAAAGCAGAGATGTCTTGACTCATTGATGTCATCAACTGAATGGCGTCAACGATTGCCTCGTTGCTCACAGTCAACGGACTGTTGGCATACGGGAAAGAGTTTTTAACTACCTCTTTCAAGTTTCTAATCTCTTCAGCGCCATCAGCTACCGGATCAGTAATCTGCGGTACGGAAGCGTCCAGAGATGTAATGTATTGATTAGCCATTACGATTCATCCACGTAAGCGGTGATATTGTTCTTAGCCAGCACCTTTTCCAGCGTTACAGTGCCGTCCAAAATGCCTTGTTGCGTTGTTTCAATCTCTTGAATACGGGCCTCTTGCCAGCCCTCAGCAGACAACTGAAGGTTTTGAACAATTACCTCAAGCGCAGATAGCCGCGCATCAATCTGCTGAACCTGATCAATCAGCGCCAGAAAAGAATCAACCGCACCAGCGCCCTCAAACAATGGCTTCCACTCACCATCACGGCGAATGAACGACTCTCCGTTATATGGAGCCTCTTCAACGTAAACATGACCTGATGTGGATGAACCAAGGGTTGATCGATCAGACCAGCCACCGTCTACGCTGTTGTCATTGTTCAACGAGTTAGGCGTACCGCCGTCAAGTCGAGCGCCGCGATGAGGCGGCACGTAATTCCATACATTCTGATTCTTAGGCGTAGACACTTCTTACCTCCTGAACCGAACCCAAGTCGGCGTCTGTGCGAGTCCCGTTGAGCTGCCCCAACACCTCTTCAAACTTTGACTTCCACAGCGCAATGCGGGGGTCGTTTAAAAGATATCCCTCCGCATGACTCAAAGCGCCGTAGAGATAGGCTGAGTAGGCGTCTTGAAGGGTGCTGGTATAGGGATTTGCGGAATCTACGGGGCCATCGTAATGAAACATGTTCACGTACAGCTCATGCCCCACCGGAGACTCTGCAATGGGATGAAAGCAGAGATAATTGTTGATGCGCGTGAAATACTGAGGGCGACCAGACCCGACAATGTAATAGCCTGGCGCTGGAGCTAACCAGGGCGGGTAAGCGTGACGATCTAAGCCTGCATCAGCAATAAGCTCTGGCGGCAATAGCTCACCAATCATGGGTACAATTTCTAGATCATCAGGCAAAGGAAAGCCTGCCTCTGGTTGCTCCTCTACAGGAATCTGCTGGCCGGGCTCTCCCTTTAGGCGCTCAAAATAGTCTGACTCTGAGATGTACTGCAGCGGTATACCGTTAAACACTACCGACTTGAGCTCCATACAGCTATCTGGCAGACGTACCGCAGAGTTAATGGGGTAGCCTACGGTTTGGCCTGTGTAGGTAACGATCGTCTCGTTACAGGTAGCTCGCAACCTGCGGAACAGGTCTTGCTCCGCAAGCATGATGAATCTGGGAATCTGCTCATCCAAGTCTTTCCGATTGAGAAAGGCCCGAACGTCATTGACTAAATCAGGATAAGACCTCATCTACCCGTCCTCGAGTGACCAGGTAGCAGCTCAGGATAATTCTGCTGAAACCAGGTCAGAAATTTCTGTTTTGTAAGTTTGCAAGTCGCAAACCGATGCCAGAAATCCGCTCTCTCATCTTCGGGCAGCTGGTGTTGATATTTTACAACGGTCTCCATTGGGATTGAACCCACATACCTCCAATCCTTCTTGAAGTATTCAGACTGATCCTGCTTGTATTTGACATGAGACTTTGCCGCCTCAGCATCAAGGTGATAGCCACGGTACGTCTTGCCGTCCTCATAAGAGAACGTGCGGGAGGAACCCTCCCGCAAGTCCGTTAAACGATGTCGATAATCTGACATCAGCCGCCGTTGCCGCTGTTCGCCGCATCAAGGTCAACACCTGTGACGGCTGCGTGTGCAGAATCATTCAACACTGCATACGTTCCCTCCCACAGGATTTGACGCTTGTCTGAGTCACCGACCTTGGCAATGGGCCAATCAGCCGTAGGACGCAGTACAGGAGTTGCCGCGTAGTTGAAATCAACCAACAGCATCGTGCCCGCTTCCATGTTGCGATCCAGAACCACATCAAGCTCACCGTAAGTAGAGACATAAAGATCGATAACATTCACGATCTTACGCTCGTTACGGATGTCACGGGTGCGTCCAGCAGCCATAGCCATAGCTGAAACAAGCCCAGCAGTCTTCGGGTCAGTGACCAGATAGCTAGGGTTGCCGCCTTCCATGTACGTGGCAAGGTGTGCATCCAGAAGCAAGCTTTCAACTTCTTCAGCGGTCTTGGCGGCAGAACCGTCAATTACCATTGTTGCTGCAAGCTGAGGCACAAACGATGCCATCTTACGAGCAGTGGACGCCGATCCAGCAGCTTTAGCAGTTTGAACACCAACAACCGCATACTCTTGGTCGTTAGCAAGCTCGCCATAGCGCAATTCAAGCTGGTACGCCATTTCGGAGTCACGACCATACTTGTCAACTTTCTCCAACGTGCCGGTCACTTCCGCTACTTTGGACATGATCTGGCAGTAGTTAGATTTCTCAACAATTGGCTTTGACTCATCAGCACCAGCAGCCGCGCCTTCAACTTGAGCGTTTTCAGCAGCAGCGTTCAGATCGTCTTGTGACCACTCATGCAACTTACCAGTTGCGCGGATAGTCTTAGACATGCTGACTACGGGTGAATCAATCGGGCTGATGTTATAGATGACGTCCTGGACATCTTCAGCCTGTCGGGTTTGTACATAAGTGTTATCTTGTGCCATCTTAATTTCCTCCTACGGATTGGATAGCTATCCCTCAGCCCGTAGTTGCGCCTCCTTCATCGCAGCAAATGCACCCCTTTGATTGGGGTTCTGCTCGAAATTGGCTTTCGCATTAGCAAACCGACCACGGGCATCCCGTTGGGTCACTGGCTTGTTCTGCGCTGCGGGCTTTTGGGCTTTGCGTTTAGATACAGTTTTTGCCTTTTGTCCTGCCGTCCGCATAGAAAACGAGTCGTAAATCATCTCGATAACCGCCGCATCGGTAATGGAATTGAACAAATCAGGGCTCAATCCACGACTTTCTGCGTACTTACCAAGCTCGCCATAGAGCTCATTGCTCCAGTTGGGAATCGTCCGACGCAACCGGGTGCGGGTAATCTCAGCCTCTCTCTCAACTCTGAGTTTCCACTGCTCCTGTTGCTGATTCGTAATCTTCTCCAAAGCCTGCTTCGCTTGTGCCTCCTGAGTGAATGCCGCCTGGGCCTGCTGCTGTAACGCCCCCACTTGATCAGCCGGAACTTGCGACCAATCAATACCACGGAATCGTTCAGCGTTGCCGGTCAGCGCCTGAGATAACAACTGGGCATCACGCGCTGCGCCACCCAAAGTATCCTCAAGCTCAAACTGCATTCGCTTGGTGGCCATGAGGTTATCGGTCATCTCTGACTCAAACTCTTCACGGGACTGCATGACTCGCGTGTACTCGGCTTGTAGATCCTTGTACCGCTTCTCATAATCGTGCTCGGGTTCATCAGAATCGGCCTCAAGTGTCTCCTCTTGAGATTCGAGCTCTTCTTCTGACTCCTCTTCGCCGTCATACGATTCACTGGCTTGACTATCCAGTACATCGTCCGCAGGTTGGGGTGTCCCGAAATCTACCTCTTCGGGAGCCGTTCCCTCGACGTTCTCAGGTGCTGGCTGTGGCTGTGCTGCATCTCTCTCTGAATCAAGACGAGCCATTGCCTGCTCTCTAAAGCTGGGTGTGCCGCTCTCTTCGCTCACTGGTACTCCTCCGCCCTAAATTGATTGTCATTGGCCTGTTGCTGGTCAGATGTCTCAGCCTGAGCAACAAACCCTGCTAATGTCTGCGCGGCGTCTTGCAATCCACGCAAACGGAAATAAATCTCTTCTCGCTTCTTTGAATGGTCGACTTGCGTCGACAGCCACTCATTGAAGTAAAAGTTAATCGTCTCCTGATACGCTCTCCCGAATATCTGGCTCTGTAACAGGTTCTGTGCTTGCAACCCCGCCTCCAATATCTGACTGATATCGGTTTGCGAGGAACGTCCGTCGTTTGCTGGGGGCATCTCTCTCTCCCTTTTCCCTCATGCGCTTCAGAATGAGCGGGTGTACCCCACTCGGTAACTCTTTGGCCCTCTCTTTCTCTCGAATGGCCTTTGGCAAGCTGAACTTCATTCGCCTGCTACCTTTTTCCGATCAATGTCCAATTTCTCAATATCGACCATCTGCTCATGCTCAAACTTCTGAACATCCATGTTGTTATCAAACATGCGGTCAGTAAGGTCTGTCTGAGCCTTCATAAGCTGAGACTGCGCACTTTGAGTGATGCCGGTAATCTGAGCGGCGGTGAGCTGCTTCTGAAGCTCCAGTTGCTCTGTGCTCTGCCTCAGTTGCTCCATTGCCTGGGCCTCTTTCTGCTGCGCCATCTGCGCAAACTCAGGCGATTGAGGGCTGATCATGTATTGGCTGGTGTTCTTGATGCCCACAAGGTCAAAAATCTTGTCGAACAGTGCGTGTTTCTGCATCACACCGTAGATATCGGCCATTGATGGGTCTTGCATCATGGTTTGATGCATCATCGTGAGCTGTGAAGCCTGTCTTTGGGCCTCATCAGGCGTTAATGCCGCCGCAACCTCCATCTCAAGGTCATCATCAGCCCACTGAGACGGCACAACCGGGATCATCTGCCCACCAATCTCAATCGAATCCTGAGTTTGGTCGTTCTGCATGGCCAACTTGACGATATGCTGGCTGATCGGCACCAGGAACGTGCGCGCAAAGTCTCGAGCAGACATCGTTACCCGTCGCCGGCCGGCTGTGGTCAGCTTGTCGATCATGTCAGAGGCGTTTTGGTTGTTCACCGCCCCATCATTCATGCCCTTAGCCAGCCCCGACATGCCATTACGCTCATCACCATCAGACTTCAGTAGCTGAACCACGTTCATAGTGAGCGGTGACAGCTCTGGGGTAGCTAGAGGCGTCACAGAGCCCGGCTGACGGCTCCAAATCACTCCGCCAATGGTGTTATCTAGCAGATCTCTAGGGTTCTTCAGTGCGCCAACGGTAGCCTCATAGCGGGTGGTGTTACGCATCTGCTGATTGTCGATAATCAGGCGCTTGAGGATGGATTGGGTGCGCTGAGTCTCAGACATGACATCAGCGGTACATGTACCCTCGGCAGAGTGACTGACCTTCATCTCCGTCCACTCAAAGAACGGGATTTCCTCTACCTCTCGGATGGCAGGAGAGCCATCAGCCCACCGCAGCACCTCGCCACACGACCAATGCACTTCATACAAGCGCACCTCTTCGGCCATAGCGTGGGGGTCATCAGCAATTGCGCCCTGGTCTAGCCATGTCCACGTTCGGTACACGGTCACAATCTCATGCACACCGGTACGGTTCTTGTGCTTCAGCTTCTGATACGTGCCGTCAAACGCCTTACGGGATGAATCCTCATCCTGATTTCGGAAACGGTAGTCAGGCTGGAGGCCATCAATTTGCTCGGCGTCATACCCATCCATCAACAACCGCGCCCGGGTAACGTCCTGCTCCATTGCCACAAACATGGCCTGGCAGGGATAGCTCGCATTCGGGTCACGGTAATACCGCTCGGGCTCGACCAGATGTAACTCAATGTGGCTATCGTCTTTCTCGATCTCCACAATGCCCGTCAGCATCCCCGATGGGTCGGTGACAATGTTCTCTTCAGCCACACCAATCGGATTGTGCTGCGCCAATATGGCCTGGTACTGGTTGGGATCAGCGCCCTGAATCTCAACGGTTTCTGTCTTCGTTGACGCTACCCAATCAACCAGCACCACGCACCTTTTTGCCACGAACGCATCGTGAAAGGCATCACGAAACAGTCGCTCGTAGTTATTCTTTCGGAAGACGGCATTCACATAGGCAGTTTTCGCATCATCCTCAAACGGAACGCGACTACCAGCAAAACGCACCGCGTCTCTATCTGATAGAAACGTCTCAGCAAATATCGCTTTCTTGGATTCCACAGCGTCCTGCACATCTGGCGAGATGTACTTAGAGCGACCCTTGACCTCATTACCCAGGGGTTCCATCGAATACATGCGATGGTTTCTGCTCCGCTGGGTAGAAACGTCAAACGATGCCGTGTGAGCCTCCTGAACTTGGCTCTCCAATAGCTTAACGAGACTACGGAATTCACCTTCCATAATTTACTCACTCAAACCAGTTATGTGAGGTTTAATCCCCACAACCCTCACGGGGCGCTTTGATGGAACCGCCAATGTTGTCGCGGTAGTTGTCGTGAGACCACTGGATCTTGTTACCAGCAAAGCCCAACGAACTACCTTTTGCTGCCGGCCCTTTCTTTTGACGCACCTTGCTTACGCTGTGGTCGCCGCTTGCTGACTGCTTTTTTCGGGCTCCGCTTTTGCCGCGGTTGGTTGTCTTCTTCCATCCTTTCATCGGACTCTTCTCCAAGTTTTGCCTTTGGTGTTGGGCTCTTCATGAAAGCCACGTAAGCGTTTTTGATTCTCAATAACAGACTCATATTCTTTATCTTCCGGGCTCTGTATCTCGTTGTGCTCAAAGTGGCGGCGAGTCTCTGCACGATCCATACTCATAAGGTTCCACTCATCATCCTCTTCCATAGAGTTGATGGTGACATCGGTAGACCACTTTGAAGGTTTGCCTGCCATGTCACTTAGCCTCCAAGCAGCTATCAAACTCAATGAAGTACTCGCCGCTAAGTGCTAAATCAGGGTCATGCCCGAATTCCTCTAGCTCAAAAAACCACAGCGCATCAGTAGGATCTGTGCCAGTTGCCGCATTGTGTTTTTCAGCGCCCATCACAAACTTAGACATCTGATACTTTCCGTCCAGATCCGCAAGATGTATCTGCCCCTTGCCTCTCAAGGCATACTTAAACCACTCGACATGATCCCAGCCTTGAATGATGTGGAACGTAAGGAACCTTGCGCTTTTAATCTTAGAAGTGGGATTTTTGCTTTCATCCAGCAGATTGAAACAACCTTCCGCAAGTCGGTTTTCAGTCCATAACTGAAATCCAACCATGAGTTTTGCACTCATTGGCGAGCTAGCAGGCTCGGGGATCTCTATTGCGTCAATCTGCTTCTGCAACTCAGCGTCAGCCGCCGCAAACTCCTCTCTTACCTTGTCATCATCAGATTCAGACCAAGTGCCGATCCGTATAATCTGCTGTTCCATCCTCAGATGGGCGGCAGTGTTTAGTGCGGATTCCTGATCGATCTTGCCGTCAAGAATCTCATCACGCATCTGGCCGGTGCGATCAACCTCATTAATCAGGGCAAGCGTTGCGTCGTCAGACTCAGCGCCACCAGACGCCAGCCACTTCTCACCGTCAAAGGTATAAACAACGCCTGTCTCATCGTTGGTGAACGTGTCACCGTCTTGCCACGGCTTCTCTGGTAGCGCAATCATGCGGCATCTCCGTACTGGTTAGGACCGCCCACGGCGTCCTCACTAATGTCAACCATCTTGGGCAGTACTACTCTGGTTCCGTCGGGCATGTCTGGGTAGTTGGTGTGCATCTTTAGATTGAACACATCCACATGCTTCAGGCTGGAGCTACCCGTGCCGGGGTGGCTTCTATAGTTAAATCTGAATCCAGTGAACCTGTAACCTTCATCCTGTAGCTGTTGCTCATCGCCATCGTTTAAAAAGATGTAGCTCCAGTAATAATACTCACCGGGATTACTGCGCGAACCACTGCCATCCAAGGAGGTTGCACAGTAAATCTTATTGCCATCTGCATTTTCCCAGCATGTAGCAACGCGGCGGAGATACATAGTATTGTCCGCATTGTTTTTGTTGTAACTTTCAAAGCTGAACCCGTTAAACCTTGGCCAGTTGCGGGAACACTCAAACACCACCTCGGCATTAGATGTATATTCCTTACCAACATTAAACTGCGCTCTAAAAGGCATCTCATCATTTGTGCCAGAGCTGTTCCCGCACCACGGCGTTTCGCCCCCGTCGTTTGGTACTGACACGGGTGTCGTTGACTTCATTTCCTTGTAGCCTGAGTACCCGCGCTGGCATGTGTATGTGCCTATGTTCTTCCCATCCTTAAACTCACCCCATCGCTCTTGATGAACCTTATGATGGTCATTAAGGTTTAATGGCCTCTCAATGCAAATCTGACTCTTCGACAATGTCTTTGCGCCGACCATCTTATTCGCCTATGTACAGAACTTTATCTGTGGTGTTAAAAAACAACTCACCAGTGGATAGATCAGGAGTTGTTGCGCCTGAGTTGGCAAACGAACCGCCGCCTGCTTCTGCTACCTTTTGATCAACGTACTGTTTGTTGGCGGCGTGCTTGTTATTGACGGGGTCCATTAGGTAATCAATAAATACCTTTGGCTTATTAAGGTCTTGATCCCACTCCATCGTCATACAACGCTTGTAGCCGCTGTTCTCCTGACCGGGGTAGCAGATCCACGAAACCTTGTTAGTGGCTCTTATCTTGTTCCAAAGCTCTCTCGTCTCTTCGTTCTCGCCCTTTACTTCGGTAAGGGTGTCTGTGTTCTTGCCATTCAGAACTATTGAATTTTGAAAGTAAGTGGACTTTGCAAAGGTCTGGATTTCTCTGAACGTGTTTGTGGCGCTCTTCTTCGCGTTGTCAGCGTCTACCTCGTCAACGTAACTACGAGGGACAGCGTGATGGCTGTCATTTGGATCTTTCAGGTTGTAGAGGCCAAGCTGACCGTTATCGCCATGTATAAGCGTGCTGTAATTGCCTTCTTCGTTTTCCTGCCTGACCCGCCAGTCACCTACCAGATCACTAGTGCCTGACCTTGGCAGCATCTTGTCGGCATAGGTCTTGGTGGCCGCATGATCCCCATCGGTGGGTTCAGCAAGGTGGTAGACCTTGATCTTGCCCTCTTCCGCACCAGACATGATGGTCTTACTGCCGCTCTTTAAGCGCCATGAGGTGTCAATGGTGTTGTCACCAGACAAACCAATCTTTGTAGCGTCTTGGGAGTCAACGTAGTCAATGGTGGCTAGGCCAGTAGGATCAAAGCTAGAGAGCAATATAAAGTCGTAGGGATACTCTGATAGTCTGTCCAACTCCCCACTTATCTGGGTGAAGTTGAAAAGCCCCTCAGCGCCACCACCAATCTTTAGCTCTGCTACCTGACCAGATATATCAGACAGCCGCAGGACATCGCCCTCTGTAATGCGATCAAGGTCAACAGTGTTGCCGTCACGGTCAGTGCTGGAAAGGCCAATGTAATCAGCAGACGAAAGCGTATTTGTTAGTTGCATCGCGCCGTCTTTCAGGTTGAACTCACCATCTCTGACGTTAGCGTTGAGCATCGTGAACACTAGGCTGTGTTCGCCAACAGCACCCTCAAGCGCCTTGACCTTGCTCTTTAGTTGCTCCTGCTCTTGCTCTCCAACCTCTACCCTCGACAGGATCTGGGCCTGCAGCTCCTCACCAGCGTCCACACGCGCACCCAGCGGCGAGCATGGGAGCCAAGCTCCTTCGGCGTAGACAAAAAGCTCCAGCCTGCCGGTGTCGTACCAGCACTGGCCTTCCTCAACGTCTTCTGGAGGGTCTTCAGATACGATCGTGCCGGGTGGTATGTCAATCTCACCGGCCTCAATGTCGTTGATCGCCTGATAGAGGAAGTTGTTAACGTCGCGCTGGTTGTCAATGTCGGCCAGCTCCTCTGGGGTGCCGACAAACTGGCCCTTGGCGTTGCGGAACGGCTCTGGGTTGACCTTGATCGAATCGGTCGTCAGGTCAAACTTGACGTTATTGCCGCCTTTGATGCCGACGCCCTGAATCCCGTCACCTGTAGCGGTGGGGAATTGGCTAAACTTCTTTGTGGTGACCTGTATGTCGTCGCCGTCACCTTCTACGAACACCGACGGGAGCCAGTCTGATAATTTCATTTAACGCTCCGGTGATAAGGTTATGTCATCCTCTGTGGTGAGGATGTCGCCGTCTTGGCTGATTAGAATCTTGATCCGTTGCATGGCAGACCTAAGTTTGTTAAACGCGCCCTTGGTCCAAGCTATGAGACCGCCACCCCTCGTACCAACAACGCCGAGGTTGCGGGTACGGTGCAGCATTAGGTTGCCGCGCTTGCGTCTGGGACTACGGCGTCTTCTTCTTGCCACTGTCGCCCTCCTTCGACATTGGGGACGGACTCCTG